CCAGTCCTAGAACATCCAGATTTGCCAAAAATCGAAGATGCTTATAAAAGAGCTGTAACTACTGTGATTTTAGAAAACCAAGAGAAATCAGTTAGGGAAGACCGAAGCTTTATGGCTGAGGCTGCACCAACAAACGCAACTGGTTCTTCTGTTGATAACTTTGATCCAGTTTTAATATCACTAGTCAGACGTGCTATGCCTAATCTTATCGCTTACGATATTTGTGGTGTACAACCAATGACTGGTCCAACAGGCTTAATCTTCGCTATGAAGTCAAGGTTCCAATCACAGACTGGTACAGAAGCATTATTCAATGAAGCAGATTCAGATTTTTCTGCTAGAGATGCTGCTGGAGGTTCGGGTTCCCCTGACGCTCAGGCTGGTACTAACCCTGCAACATTAAACGATTCACCTTCTGCTGGAACTTACACAACTGGTTCTGGTTTCACAACTGCTCAGGCAGAAACATTAGGTGATGGTACTGATGAGTTCGCTGAAATGGCTTTCTCAATCGACAAAGTAACTGTTACTGCTAAATCACGTGCTCTAAAAGCAGAGTACACAATGGAACTTGCACAAGACTTAAAAGCAATCCACGGTTTAGACGCAGAAACAGAACTTGCAAACATTCTTTCAAGTGAAATTCTTGCTGAAATCAACAGAGAAGTAGTTAGAACTATTTACTCACACGCAAAAGCGGGTGCTCAAGTAAATACAACTACTGCTGGTATCTTTGATTTAGACACAGACTCAAATGGTCGTTGGTCAGTTGAGAAATTCAAAGGGTTGATGTATCAACTAGAAAGAGATGCTAACGCTATCGGTCAACAAACTCGTAGAGGTAAAGGGAACATTATTATTTGTTCTGCTGATGTTGCTTCTGCATTACAAATGGCTGGTGTTTTAGATTACGCTCCTGCGTTGAACAACAACTTAAATGTTGATGACACAGGTAATACTTTTGCTGGTGTACTTAATGGTAAGTTTAAAGTATATGTTGACCCATATGCTGCTAACGTATCTGCAAGTCAGTACTATGTAATTGGTTACAAAGGAACTTCACCTTACGATTCTGGTCTGTTCTATTGCCCATACGTTCCACTACAAATGGTTCGTGCAGTTGGTCAAGACAGTTTCCAACCAAAAATTGGATTTAAAACTAGATACGGAATGGTTCAAAATCCTTTTGCTACATCAAACGGAACTGGTGCACTTGATAACTCAGGCGCAGTTGCTGCTGGTGAACAAAACCTATACTACAGAAGAGTTAAAGTTACAAACATCATGTAATTTCGATTCATCTCGATATATAGAAAAAGGGTACTTCGGTGCCCTTTTTTTTTGGTCTATTTTATATAGATTTTTTTATACAAAACATGTACATTAGTCTAGCTGCTTGACTTTGACATACTGATATGATATAAATAGTATTAGAAACAAATTTCATAATAAATTTGTAGCACACAGGCCGTTCGGTCGGGAGTACAATGATGAAGAAATTTCTTATCAATGTACGGTATCTAATTGCTCCACTATTAATACTTGCAACGTTATTCGGTGTATTAGCAGGTGGGCCTTGGGTATGGACAGGAGTATTCTTGTTAGGTGCAGGTATCATTATTGATACTTTATACACCAAACAAACTATGGGTGCTGGATTTGATGAAAATGGTGACACATTAGGCATACCATGGTTGCAAAATTCAGTCATGTATTTAATGTTACCTGTATTCATAGCACTACAATGTGTACTTGCATATCAGATATATAATGGTATGGCAGGTTCTGAACTCTTAGGTGCAGTTGTGTCGTCTGGTATATTTGCTGGTATAGGAATTATCTACGGACATGAACTTGCACACACTAAAGGATTTAGTTTCTTAATCGCAAGATGGATGATGGGATTAAGTGGCTCTGCACATTTCTGTTATGCACATGTATACAATCACCACTTAGAGTTAGGTTGTGAAAACGACCCAGCAACAGCACCAAGAGGTAGAAGTTTATATGCACACTTACCTAAATCTTATTTTGGTCAAAGTAAATTCCTTTACACAATGGAAAAACAACGTCTAAAAAGATTAGGTGTACCTTTCTTATCATATCAAAACAGATGGATTAGAGGTTATGCAATGTCATTACCTACAATCGCATTATTCTGGTATGCAGGTGCATGGGCAGGGATTGCATGTATGGCACTATTATGGTTAATTTCTAACTTTGAATTAGAAGCACTAAACTACTTAGAGCATTATGGTTTAGTTAGAGAACAAGGTTCACCAATCGACTATAGACATTCATGGGATAATTCTACATTATTCTCAAGTTGGTTCTTTATAGAAATAGGAAGACAGGCAGACCATCATGATAGAGGTGAAACACACTTCTGGGAGTTAGATGAAGTTGGGGCACCTAATTGTGGTAATGGTTACTTTACATTATTCGCATTAGCTTTAATCCCACCATTGTTTCATAAGTATATGAAAAAACAATTACAAAAATGGGACGAAGAAGAGGCGTCAGAGGCTGAACTTCAAATCGTAAACAGTAAATTCCTATAATAAAAATTTAAGTACTATCTTTATACCCCTTGACGCAAAGTTGAGGGGTTTTTTTAAGCCTTAATAATATCTCTAAAAAACTTTTATAAATATAAGTATGACAACAACAAATGTAGTTAATAGAGAACCATCTAAGAGTGATTATGCTAGTCCTCTTCAGTTTAGGTTTAAATGCACTAAACTTCCAACAGTAGAGTTTTTTGTACAGAGTGCTAATATACCTGGTGTAAATCTAGGTTCAGCACAACAAAATACAACTCTGTATGATATACCTTTACCTGGCGACAAGTTGACTTTTGCAGCTCTTGATTTGTCGTTTCTTGTTGATGAAAATTTAAATAACTATAAAGAGATACACGATTGGCTTCTTGGTTTAGGATTTCCTAGTAAGAATGAACAGTTTCAAAATTTGCAGGCCTCTGGAACTGACAGATTTCCTGGTTCTAGTAGAACTACAACGCCAACTGGTACTTCTATAAAACAACCTTTAAATGAAGGTGGTATATATTCCGATGCAATACTTACAGTTTTAAATAGTAAGAATATTGCTAAAACAGAAATAAGATTTCAAAATATTTACCCAACATCTTTGGGTGGTTTAAATTATGATATTAGAGCAACCGATGTAGACTATTTAAGTGCTTCGGTTAGTTTTAACTACATGAATTATGATATAGTACAAATTTCTACTTCGTAGAATAAATAGGAACTTTTATATAATGAAGACAGCGTTTTGCTTTGGTAATGGTAATTCTCGTAAAGGTCTAAATCTAGACGACTTCAAAAAACACGGAACAGTAATAGGCTGTAATGCAATCTATCGTGATTTCACACCAGATATTGTTGTAGGGATAGATTCACAAATAAGTCACGAAATATATCGCTCAGGATATGCACACAAAAACACTTGTTATCTAGGATACTGGACACCTGTGCCAGTATTTGTTGCAAAAGAAATGATGAAAACTATGGCAGATAAAACTGACATTGTTTGGAATAATAGTGAAGAAGCAGTTTATCATGGTGCTGATGGAGTGCTAACGCTTACAGTAGGACATAACTTAGGCATGACCTATATTACTGGAGTAACTGATGGTGATAAAGTAAAAGACATAGAACCAGATATAGATGGTTTTTTATATGTGTCTGGTACTAGAAGTATCTATCTTGCTTGTGAGTTAGGTGCTAAAGAAGTTTATATCATTGGTCATGATTTATATAGTTTAGATAATAATATAAACAACGTCTATGCAGGAACAAAAGGATATTCTGAAGAACATTCTATGGCATTTAGTCCTGATAATTCAGATGAAACATTTAACTGGATTCTGCAACATAAAAATACATTCAATAAATTTAAAGATGTCAAATTTTACAAAGTAAATTCAAATGTTATTGGCACATCAACAATAGATTGTGAAATAGGTGAGTGGAAAGATTGTGATAATCTTACTTATATTACACAAAAAGAATTGGTTAATGGCCTTGACAAAACAACAGAAAGGTGATATAATACCATATGAGTAAAAATTTTTATGAGATGCATGGTCATCAAAAAACACCAAACGATTACAAGACAGGCAGAAATAGTGGAACTATATTCCACACCATGTGGTCTAGTCTTGATGATAAAGGCGTAAAGAAAGCAAAAACAGCTTGTGCAAAAAATTGTAAAGGTGCATGGAGTGTAGGTAAGTTTCCAAAATATGAATCAGTCACTTTTCGTTTTTTTGATGATGAAGATATACAATGGTGGACATATTATTTAATTGAAATTAATCACACTATATAACAATAGGATTTTATTATGACGTTAGAAGAGTTACAACAACAAGTAGATAGAGATTTTAAGTTAGACGATACAGAATTAGATTCTGAGTCGATTAAGATACCTTTATTGCACAATAAGTATCTACAACACTTTAATAAGTTTTCTTTATTGCTCAAGAAAGCAGAGTATGATTATAACACTTTAAGAAGACATAAGTGGGAATATTATACAGGCAAATCAGACCCTTCAGTTTATGCAGAAAAACCATTTGATTTAAAAGTATTAAAAGCAGATGTACACATTTATATGGATTCAGATGATGAATTACAGAGAGCAGACCAAAAGGCCGCATATCTAAAACAAGTCGTTACATATCTTGAACAAGTTTTAAGAAGTATAAACAACAGAACATTTTTAATTAAAAACGCAATCGAGTGGAAGAAATTCACAAGTGGTGCAATATAAATGAAAGTATGTTAGATGTTAGGTTGTATTGGATTTACTCATAAAAAAAGAAGTTGGATATGGCATATGATAATTGTAAGAGGAAAACATTGTTATTGGATTCCTTTAATATATCCTTTATATTATATTATGTATTTTTTATATAAAAGAAGTACAGAAAAGAGATTGAAAAATTATGGAACATCAAAAAATATTCGCAACTAATATATTCTTATTAGATGACTTTATGCCTAGAACTAGTGAGATGAAAAGTTACATTCATAGTTTATGGAAAGAAAGAAATTATGATACTAACTGGCAAACAAAGTCAGCAGATTTACATACTAAACAAGAGTTTAAAAACTTTTCAGATTTAATTATAACAACTGGTAAAGAAATATGTGTTACTCTAGGTTATGATGTAAAAGATTTAATCATTACAGATATGTGGGCAAATGTTTTAAAACAAAATGAACATCACCCTGCTCACACACATTCAAATAATTTTTTAAGTGGTACTTATTATCTACAATCAGACCAAGGTGCAAGTATAGTTTTTCATGACCCAAGACCTGCGGCTGATGTTATCGTACCTAGAAAAAAAGAAACAAATACTTTAAATGCTAGTATATTAAGTTATGCATCAAAAACAAATAGAGCAATATTTTTTCCTTCGTGGTTGCCACATTGGGTGCAACAAAACAATTCAAAAAATTATCGTATAAGTATAGCCTGGAATATGCAAGTAAAAGGTCAAGTAGGAGAACATCATGAGTTCCAGTCAGCCAATCTCTAAAGACAAACTTTATAATTACATATATTATTATCCACATGTATTAGACCCAGCGTCTTGTAATAGTATAATACAACATTATAATAAAGATACATTTAATAGTTGGCAAACTTCTACGTTCTCAAATGCATACAAAAATTTAGGCACATCTAAAGTTGATATGAAAGAGTTTTGGATTACACCGAAACATCAAGACTATTATATTATACAAAAAGGTTTTAAGATAGCTGTAAACGATTATGTATCAATACACAATAGAATTAAAATACAAGAATACACAAACTTTAGAATTAACTGTTATGACACAGGTGGTTTTATGAAAGAACATATAGATAATATACATCATAGTCATGGTCAAAAACAAGGTTATCCACATCTAACATCTTT